TTCATTTCGGTCAGCGGGTCGGCGCTGCCGCGGCGCTCAATCTCGCGCAGGCGCTGGTCGTTGGCTTCTTTAAAGGCTTCAAAAGCGCGGCCGAGGTCATAAACGGCCGAGCGGACATCCTGTGTCATGGTCATATCCTTTTGTTTCGGGTAAGGGGAAAGGTTTCAGGTCAGGCGGCGGATACAAAGCGCAAGGCCGGACAAAAGCGCGGCCGTTTCGTCTGTTTCCGCCTCTTCCCCCTCCACCGCGTCGCGCGGGGCGAGGGCTTTATAGCCATGCGCCATCAGCGCCTTGGCCTGTTTGCGGCTGAAACCTGCATCGCGCAGGACGGCCTCCACATCTTTTTCGGCGGGGACATGCCCCGCGGCAAATTGCGATTTGACGGCGCGGATACGCGCGCGTTCGTTGGCTGGAAAAGTCACGATGGATACTTCCAGCAAATCAAGCTCGGTCAAAAGCCGCACGCCGTTTTGCGCATCGCGCACCGATTTCACGGTGCGGTAGCCGATGGAAAGGCCGCTCACCACATTTTCACGCAAAAGCGCATAGGCTTCGCGCGCCTGCGCAATGTCATCGGTAAAAAGCTTTCCGCGTACATAAAGCCCGTGGCTGTCTTCGTGCATGTCCAGCCATTGACCGATGGGTTTTTGCACATCGTGCTGCCACAGCATCGGCGGCAGGCGGCCTTCGGCGCGCAAATCGCCAAGGCTGCTGGCGAAGGCGCCGGGGGCGATGCGGTCATTCGCGCTATCGACGTTGCCGAATACGGCGGCGTAGCCTTCGAATATGCCGCTTGGGGCGAATTTCAATTCTGCCGCGGCGTCCATGATGGCGGCGGCGGTTGTTTCGGGCTTGGGGGCGTGCATCAGGGGGTCTCCTCTGCGCTCAGGATAACGGGGTGAATGCACAGCGGCCCTTCGGCCACCACCAGCGTTTGCCCGCCGATGCTCAGGCGCAGCTGGCCGAAAAAATCGCCCATCATTGCCGTGCCGTGCGCGCTTAAAAGATTCGTATCGATGCTGACCTGTGCGGCGCTGCCCGCAAGCGTGATGCCGCCTTCGCTGCCGCTGGTCAGGCTGACAAGCGCCCGCTCGCCCGCGCGGCGGGCAATGCGGTATTCGGCGCTGGCGCCCGCCAGCACGGCGGCATCGCCGGCGCTGTCGGTGACATTGAATATAATCTCGAAACGCTCGCCGCTGCGCGCTTCGATAAGCGGGTGGATGGCGGTATGCATGAATACCCCTTTCTTACGGGACGATAAGGCGGATATGAATATGCCGCGCCGCTTGAAAACGCGCGGGTGCGGTTTGTATCAGCGCCGCCAGCGCGGGCAGCGTATAGGCATCGCCGAATACGGCCATTTGCGCGCAGGTATTTCGGTGCGCGGCATGCAGCTGCACCCGCGGTGCAAAAACGGCCTTATGCGCGCCCTTTGCGGCTGCGCCATCTGCCGCGCTCGTCACGCCAATCGCGCTATGGCCGATGCCGCGCAAGCCGGTTGTCATGCGCGCTCCACAAACAGGGCTTCGTAATCCAGATACAAATACCGCGCGGTGGTGCCGGCGGCTTTTTGTATGGCGGCGGATACGGGGTTATACAGCATCGGGCTTATCAGCTGGCTATGCACGGCGCAGGGCACGCCGTTGATGGAAAGCGCGGCGGTAATATCGCCATCCGCGCTTGCGCCCTGCACGCTCAATTCCATGTCGTACCAGACGCCCGCTTCGACGGCTATGCCGGTATCGACATCGCTGAGCGCGCTGGCGTTGCGGCGGCGCAGAACCCAGTTGGCGCTGTCCTTGTCGTAGTACCAGTAAAACCCGATGGCGGTGGCAGGCGCGGTATTCGCCGCTGTGCCGATGGTAACGCCGCCCCAGACGCGAATTTCCTGCGAGCCGGACGCCGTCAGGTTTGCAAGCCTGATACGGCTCAAAAGCCGCAATTTTTTACCCGGCGCATGCAGCATCATGGCCGCTGTGCCAAGCCCGCGCAGCGCGCAGCCGCTGGCGGTTGTGCCGGTGGACAGGCGGCAAACACCTACGGCGTCAGTGTTGATGGTGGCATCGGCCTCCAGCGTGGCGGCATTTGCGTTGGTGCCGGATGTGGCAGGCGTAAAGCCGCCCGCCTCAACGCCGTTGAAATGGTTGAACGTCACGCTATGGCGCGGGTGAAACCCTGCACGCAGCAAGGCGGCATCCAGCGTGCCGATGGCGGCCGCCACATTATCCCCCGCTGCATGTACGCAAGCAGCATCGTCGAAATCAATTTCCGCCGCATCGGGCGCGTCAACCTCCGGCGGTGTTGGCAGGGGGTGAAAGCCTTTCGCGCCTGCGCCGTTGGTGCCGTAATATTTATCTGCGCCGGGGCTTGTCTCGTCGCCGCTCAGGGCGAAACTGCGGTCTGCGGACAAATCGCCCCCGCCGCTGAGACTGCCCGCGGCGCCGATGCTGAGGCTTGTGGCGGCCTTTGCGTCTAGTGCGGATTCAAGCCCCGTGACGTCCGTTATCGCATGCGCGTGCGACAGGGGCGCGCGGCTGTCAAGTGCATCGCCAAGGCCGCTGACAGCGGATATTTCATGCGTATGCGACACCGCCGCCTTCGCCGCCAGCGCGGCGGTCAGGCCGTCAATATCCGCAGTGCCGTGCGTATGCGCGGCAGGCGCGTAATCTTCAAGGATAAGCGAAAGCCCGCCAATATCCGCGCTGCTATGTGTATGCGCATTATCCGCCTTCGCCGCGAGCGCGGCGGCAAGGCCGGAAATATCATCCATGTCATGGCCGTGCGCGCTATCTGCCTTGCCTGCCAGCGCGTCTTCAAGCCCGCTGATGTCTGCGGGCGTATGGCCATGCGTGGCCGCAGCTTTGGCGGCAAGGGCGGCGGCAAGCCCTGCAATATCTTCGCTGCCGTGCGTATGTGCCGCGGCGGCTTTGCCCGCCAGCGCAGACGACAGCCCGCTTACCTGCGCAATCCCCAGCGCCGCGGCCTGCCATGCATCGCCGCTATATGAAAGAACGTCCCCAGAGGTTGCATCCGCGGGGAGTACCAGTTGCCGCGCAGCGGGGATGTCGTTGACGATGTCTTTTTCCCCTGCGGAAAAATCCACCTTCGCCCCGCCGCTGCTGGACGCCAGCGCGTTATCGCGTACCAGCGTTTGCGCATCAGACAGGTGGCCGGTGCCGACTTCCCACTCGCCCGCGCTGCGGTGGCGGATGAAATAGAAAAAAACATCGCTGCCGCCCGTGCCAAACGCATCGGCAAAACTGCGGCATCCGGCCACAGCCGCAAGCAGCAGCGCACCCGTGCCGGACGAGGCTGTTTTTTGCGCTACGAAATTTGCAATTGCGTTCATGCCTTTATCCTTTGGCGGTGCAGGGCGGGCGTTGTTGCGGCGGGCGGGCGGCGCGGTGCGGCGCAGGCGCTATCGGGCAGGCAGGCAAAAAAACGCTGCACGGTGGATAGCGGCGCGGCGAACCCCTCCGCCAGCAGCGCATCGCCGAGGGTGTAATAATCCACACAATCGCCGCTTTGCTGCAAAAACATCTGCATCAGGGTGATAACTTCGCTCACGCGCCAATCGCCTTTTGCAAAACGGCGGGCGAGCGCGCCAAGCGCGCCCATTTCATCCTCCACAGCGCAAACAAAGCGGGCGCTCATCTGCAAACGGTAAAGCTTGCCCGCGTGGCGGAAATTGAAGGCAGGCGGCGGGGCGGGTGTATGTGCGGCTTCGTTCATGCTTGCGCCCCTTCCAGTTTGTCGCCGCCGTCAATCGGCGCAAGGCCGAGTGCGGCGCGCTTTTCGTTGACTGTCATGAAGCCCGCATCGTTGATACGCTGCCAGACTTTTTCGCGGCGCAGGGCAAAGGCCTCGATTTTATCAATGTCGTAATCGATGCGGATGTCACCGCCGAAGCGCGGGGCAAGCCAGTGGTTCAGCTCGTCCTTCACATGGTCAATCAACGGCAAAACGGCGTCGTCGAAAAGGGCAAGCCGCGCCTGCTCGAAATTCGCGAAGGTGAGCGAGCCGTCAATGCCCACCAGCTGCGGCGGCACATGAAACGCCAGCGCGATTTCGCGCGCCGATACGTCTTTTCCGGCCAGCCAGTCCATGTCCTTGGGGCTCAGCGACATTTCGCGCCAGTCGAGCCCCCCTTCCAAAACCAGCGGGCGGCCTGCATTGCCGCTGCCGCTGAAAAAGTTTTCCAGCTCGGCCTTCAGCCCCTCGCGCTGCTCGTCGGTCAGGGTGGCGGCGGTGTCGCTGTGCGGGGGTTTATAAACCAGTGCGCCCGACGGCCTGCCCGATGATTGCAAAAGCGCGGCGTTCCAGCGGCCGGCGTCGTTGTGCTGGTCGATGCTGGCGGCGGCGGCCTCCAGCGGGCTCATGCCGTACCAGTCGTCCAGCGGGTGAAAAGCTTTGAGGTGCAAAAGCCTGCTTTTACCCCCCAGCATATCGACGGGGAAATCGACGCTGCGTCCCCCGACGCTGTATCTATAGGCAGACGGCAGCCCATGCGCGCCCGGAATAACCCGCAGGCGGTCGGGGCGCAGCGTCCACAGTTCGCGCGGCGGGGTATCTTCGCCGCCGACGGCTTCGATATAACTGTTGCCCGCAATCAGGTAAAACGCATAAACGGCTTCGAACAGCTCCGCGCCGCCCTGCATGGGGTTCGGCTGGGTCAAAAGCCTTGCCAGCGGATGCTCTTCCAGCCGCGTTTTATGCACGGCCTTACCCTGCATAACCACCCACGGCACGGCCGCCGCGCTCTGGCTTATCAGGCGCACGCAGCGGTGGGCGATAACGTTTTTCTGGTACCCCTCGCGCGCCAGCTGGTCGTACTGGCGCGGCGTGAAACGCGGCTGCAAGGTGCCTGATTGCACCATCAGCGGCGCGCTCGCGCTCGCCTTCACGGCTTTTTTGGATAAGAAAATATTTTTCCAGCCCATGCGGGTACTCCGGCTTTTGTTGTTGTGTTCGGGGTCGGGTATCCGGTGTTTTAATCCGGCTGCCATATCATCGGGCGCGGCTCTTTGCGCGGGGCCAGCATCAGCTCGCTTAGCGCCCAGACGCGCGCATCCACGCGGTCGGGGCTTTTGGCATCTTGCAGCGGGTCAAACCGGCACATCTGGTCTTCCAGCGCCGGAAACGCGCCGAGGTGATGCACCATCCCGCGCGCGTCCAGGGCGGCGATGGGCTCCGCCCGCGCCATCTTGCCGCGGCTGGCGTGCACCGATTTATAGGCGATGCTGGCATCGAAACTGCGCAGCGTATGTTCGACCAAATCGCCGCCCTGGTTGACCTCGGTGACCACACGGTCGGCCTGATATTTGTAATAGGCTGTAATCACGGCCGATGCCCATTCGGGCGGGCTCATACGGCCTGACAAATCCGCGATGATATACCCGCGGCCATCGGCGCCGAGGCCGGCGACAATAATGCCCGTCTCGTCACTATACCGGCCCGATGTCACAGCGGGGTCAACCGCGACGACGATGCGTTTCATTTCCGGCGCGTCTGCGGGGTGGCGGCGGGCGCGGTCGATGCCGGCACGCTCCCACAGTGCGTTCGGGCGGTCGCTGTGAAACGCTTCTTCGGCGCTTGACGGATATTC